GGTCGTCTGCGCGGCCGCAGGCTCCGCGACCGCCTCGTGCGTGCGCGAGAAGGGACTCGAAACCGTCCCCCTCGTCACCGGGACCAGCCTAGACGTACACCGGACCCCGTTCACACCTCCCGGAGATTCCCCACCGTTCCCCTCGCATCCCCACCGTCTGTGCCCAAATCGTGCCCGCGCTGCACGTCCATCCGCGCCGCCACATCGTCCAGATCAGAGTCGAACAGGTCCGAGTAGACATCGAGCGTCATCGCCGCCGACTTGTGCCCGAGCATCGACTGGACCGCCTTCACCGACGCGCCCGCCGACACCGCCAACGACGCCGCCGTGTGCCGCAGGTCGTGCGGCGTCATCCACTCCACCCCCGCAGAGTCGAGTGCGCGCTCCCACCACTTCACCTTCGTCTTCACCCCATCCACGACGGGGGACTTCCCCGGCTGGCGGAGGTACTCCGCGCGCGGGGCCGGGAACACGAGCTCATCCGGCCCGCCGGCGCGCTGGATCCGCTGCTCGAGCAACACCGCGAGGAACCCGGGGATCGGGACCGTCCGGTTCTCCTTCCCCTTCGTCTCCCCGAGGATGAACCCTGCCCCGCGGATGTACCGGACCGCGCGCGTCACGGTGATGCGCCGGCGGAGGAGGTTCACGTCCCGCACCCGCAGAGCGGTCGCCTCGCCCCAACGGAGTCCGCAGTACGCGAGCGTGTACACGAGGAGCTCGTGCCCGGACGCTTCGGCGACCGACCGCACCTCGGCGTGCGTGAGGTAGCGGGAGCGGGCGGCGCTCTTCCTGGGGAGCTTCACGCCGCGTGCGGGGTTCGTGCGGATCTTCCCGTCTCGGACCGCGTCGTCCAGGACCCCGGAGAGGACTCCGTGGGCGCGGATCACGATGGTGGGGGAGCGGCGCCCGGACAGGTCCGCGATCCATTCCTGGATATCGCCGGCACGGATCTGCCCGACAGGGGTCCGGGCCCAGTGCGGTTCGACGTGGGTGCGCCACGACGTGTCGAGGTCGACCACCCAGCCAGGGGTGCAGTGGACGCGCTTCGCGGCGATCCAGCCCGGGTACATCTCGGCGAGACGTGTGCGGCCGGCGGAGACGGGGATGAACTCGCCGCGGAGCTTCGCGCCCTCGATCTCGTGCAGCCACGTCTCAGCGTCCCGCTTCGTGGTGAAGCCGCGCTTCTTCGTCTGGGAGCCGTCGGGCTTCCTGTACCGGACGAGGTAGCGCGGCTTCCCGGTGCGCTTGTCGGTGTACTGCTTGATCTTCGGGTGCGCGGTGTCCCTCACGCGGCCCTCCTGAGGATCGACTGGTACGCGACGATCACCTCGGCGGTGACGTTCAGCGCCTCGGCGAGGGCGGGGATGGACGGGCCGTGCTCGAGCTCGGCGCACGGGTAGGTGCAGCCGGGAAGGAGCAGCTTCGCCGCCCACCTCCATGCCCGGTCCTCGATCCAGTCGGGCTGCGGCCCGTGGTCGAGGTAGTAGTGGTGGCCGAGCTCGTGCGCGAGCAGGGAGCGTGCTTCGGCGTCGGTCAGGTCTCGGCGTAGCCAGATCGTGCCGGCGGCGTGCCCGTAGGCGGCCTGTCTCGGGTAGGTGGGCGGGGTCCAGCAGACGCGGAGTCCTGCAGTGGTGGCTCGGTCAATCAGCTGGTCGGTGCTCGGGCCTGTCCACGTGTCCGGCGGCGAGGTCGTAGTCATCGGGGTTCGGGTCCTCCTCTGACTGGATGTTCGCCGCTGGGTGTGACGTCTGAGCGTCGAGGCGGTGCTGCAGCTCGCGGAGCAGGGAGGAGTGGTCGTACTCGCTGAGCGACTTCGCGGTGACGGTGACGCGGGCGTCCTGCTCGGTGAGGATCCCGGCTTCGATGAGTGCCTCGAGCGGGGGCTCGCCGTAGTGGTGGGCGAGGGCGATGACGGCGTCGGCTTTGGGCTTGATGTGGTCGTCTCGGCTGGGGTCCCAGCGGGTGACGGTGGATGCGGCGATGCCGGCGTGCTTCGCGATCTGGGCGCGGGTCGCGCCGCCGCTGATCCGGTGGAGGTAGCCGAGGAAGTCGCGTGTCATGACGCCCATCGTATGCGTGGGCGCAAAGCGTGGCGATGCCCCGGTCTGCCCGGATCGTATGTGTGGGCACCTGCGGGAATGCTCGTGACTCGTGGGTAACCGAGATTGCGGTCACGCAAAGGCTTGCGCTCCCGATCCATCCCTGCCTATCATTGCGTACACGCAAGCCGTTGCGTGACGAACGAGAGGAGGTGTACGTGCCCCGACTGACCCTCAACCGGGCAGCCCTCGACCGCTACATGGCCGCCGAGGGAATCCAGACGAAGTACGAGCTCGCACAGCGCATGGGGGTGGCCCCCTCCACCATCACGCGCCTGCTCGACGGCACCCAGGCCCCCGGGCCTGCGGTCCTCGCGGGATTCCGTGCCGCGTTCCCCGGACGCAGTACCGACGAGCTCACCACCACCAGATAGCAGAACGCCCCCAGCCGGCCAGGGCATCGGGGGCGTCCACCAATCACTCACCCAGGAGTCTACCAATGACCACCCTCACCCACCGGTCCGACACGGACCTCATGACCCCGCAGGAAGTGGCGCGCCGCCTTCGCGTGGACACGAAGACCCTCGCGAACTGGCGCTACCTCGGCCGCGGCCCCTCGTTCGTGAAGGACGGCGGGGTCGTCCGCTACCCGGCCGACGACTTCGACGCCTACCTCTGCCAGAAGCGGGTGCAGACCCATGCCTGACCTCAACGGCTGGCCGCTCCTGTGCCTCATCGTCATGGCCGTCGTGATCGTCGGCAACCACCTCTACGAGAAGGGAGATCGCTGACATGGCCGCGATCGCCAGGCAGATCCTCCGCGCCGACGCCGACGGGACCCCCGAGTGGCTCGCACAGCGCACCGAGGGGTTCGGGGGTAGCAACGCCGCCGAGCTCCACAACGGCAAGAAGTCCCGCTTCCAGCTGTGGCGGGAGAAGACCGGCCACGCCGAGCCGGAGCACATCAGTCCCGAGCTGCAGGCCCTGTTCGACTACGGCCACTCCCGCGAGCCCGAGCTCGCCCGCATCTTCTCCGAGCGGACTGGGTGGCGCGTCCGGAACACGGGCACGTGGGCGCGGAAGGACGCGCCGTGGATGCTCGCGAACCCCGACCGGCTCGTCGGCTCCGACGGTCTCCTCGAGATCAAGACGACCGGCGCGTACACGGACGCGGCGAAGCTCTGGCGGGAGGGGCTCGTGCCCCCGCACGCCTGGGTGCAGGCCCACTGGTACGCCCACGTCACCGGGCGCAGCGTGCTCTGGTTCATCGCTGAGGTGGACCGGCAGCCGATCGTCCTCGGCCCGTACGACGCGGACCAGGACCTGATGGACGACCTCGACCTCGAGGCCCGCGAGTTCTGGGCCCTCGTCGAGGGGGAGACCCACCCCGTCCCGGAGGACGAGGAGGTCGCCGCCCCGGTCGTGATCGTCGACGGGCTCACGAAGCCGCTCGAGCCGTGGGACGACACCGTCACAGACCTCGCCCGCCTCCTGGACCTCAAGGACCAGATCAAGGAGCTGACCGCGGAGGCGAAGGACCTCGAGGCGTCGATCCAGGCCGAGATGGGCGAGGCGGAGTTCCTGACCTCGACCGATGGGGAGGTCATCTACGCGACCAACCGTGTCGGGTCCCGCTCGTCGCTGGACCAGGCCGCGATGAAGGCGGACGGGATCGACGTCGACGCCTACAAGGTCACGAAGCCGAACAGCAAGCCGACCCTGAACGTGAAGAAGGAGGCCCGGGCATGAGCAGCCAGCTCACGATCCGTGAGGACCAGAAGGAGTTCACCCCAGAGCAGATGACCGCTCTCGAGTCGCTCGGGGTGCAGCAGGCGATGCCTGCCGAGGTCGCGATGTTCTTCGACCAGTGCCAGCGCACGGGACTCTCCCCGTGGGCGCGGCAGATCTACATGATCGGCCGCTGGGACTCGCGGCTCCGCCGGAACAAGTACCAGGTGCAGGTGTCCATCGATGGGCTGCGCCTGGTGGCGGAGCGGACGAAGGAGTACCAGGGCCAGACCGCGCCGGAGTGGTGCGGTCCCGACGGGCAGTGGCGGGACGTGTGGCTCGAGCAGCAGCCGCCCGCCGCCGCGCGCGTCGGGGTCTGGCGGGAGAACTTTCGCGAGCCGACCTACGGTGTGGCCCGCCTCGCCGGGTACATGCCGAAGAAGCGGGACGGGGCGCCGTCGGGCCTGTGGGCCACGATGCCGGACGTCATGATCGCGAAGGTCGCCGAGGCGCTCGCGCTGCGGAAGGCGTTCCCGATGGAGCTGTCGGGCCTCTACACCGGGGACGAGATGCAGCAGGCCGACCAGCCCCGGCAGGAGGGGCAGGCACAACAGGCCGCGCAGGAGCCCGAGAAGCCGCCGCACGAGCGCCCCGAGCCCGCCCCCTCCGAGGACGGCGTGATCGACGCCGAGGTCGTCGACGAGTCGCAGGACACGACGGCGCTGTGGGTCGACGCGATCAACGGCGCGGGAGACCGCGGCCAGCTCATGGCCGTGTGGGAGGACGCGAAGGGGAAGGGCGCGCACCAGACCCCGGCAATCCGTGAGGCGTTCGCCCAGCGCGGCCAGGCCCTCAAGGACGC